TGTTGTGCAAGAAATTGCAGGCACAAGAGAAGGCCGTCCTAAATTTAATATTATGGGTGCAGCAGAATATGGTAAGTTAAAATTTTTATTGGATGAAAGATCACAAATGATTTTTTCACCTGGTCCACTTATTTTTAAATTAAAAAACTTAGTAAAAGATTTCAAACCAACAGACTACTTGTTATTAACAGGAGATCCTGCTATAATAGGTGTTGTCTGCAGTTTGGTATCAGATATAACAAATGGCAGATACAATCTCTTGAAGTGGGATAGACAAGAGAAAAGATACTATCCAATAGAGATTGATTTGTACGGAACAGGAGCAAAGAATGACGATTGATTTTGAAAAAGATCAGACAGAAGTATTGGATAAAACAACTAATATAAATAAACTTGCAGATAAAATAAAAGAACTGCAAGCACATCAACAACAACTGCAGATTCAAGAGGATGCAGTTAAACAAAAGAAAAAAGACATAGAGCATTTATCAGGTGAGGTTATACCAACAATGTTATCTGAAATGGGTCTATCGTTTCTAAAACTACAGGATGGATCATCTGTAGAAGTTAAAACAAATTACAGCGCAACAATAACTCAAGCCAAAAAAGAGGAAGCGTTTAAATGGCTTCGTGAGAATGGTCTAGGCGATATAATCAAAAATGAGATATCCGTATCGTTTGGTCGTAACGAGGACAACAAGGCGGCTGATTATGCCGAACTTGCAAAGGGTCAAGGTCTCGAACCTCAGCAAAAACTGAAGGTCGAGCCTATGACTCTAAAAGCGTTAGTCCGTGAACGTATCGAGGCAGGTAAAGAAATGCCAACGGAACTTTTCAATGTATTCATTGGAAATAAAACAACAATAAAGAGGAAACAATAAACATGAGTGAAGTAACAAAGAAAAAAGAAAATGCAGTAGCTGCAGTTAATTTTGAAGCTGATGCAGGCCAAGGCTTAAACATGACGCAAGAAGATCTTGCGTTACCGTTTTTAAAAGTCTTGGGTCAATTATCCCCTGAGTGTAACAAGAGGGACGCTAAACATGTCGAGGGGGCAGAACCTGGCATGATTATAAATACCGTAACAAACGAGATTTATGATGGCGTAAAGGGGATAGATGTCGTGCCAGTGCACTACAAAAGACAGCACATCGAATGGCAAGACAGAGGTGAGAGTCAAGGTGCTCCAGTAAAAATATATGAAGCTGGAGATGACTTACCGTCAACTACAAGAGACAAGTTTAATAAAGATAGATTAGCAAATGGTAACTATCTTGAAAACACAGCTAGTCACTTCGTAGTTATACTTGGTGATAATCCAACAACAGCATTGATATCTATGAAAGCTACTCAATTAAAAGTGAGTAGAAAGTGGAACTCAATGATGATGGGTTTGAAGATGCAAGGTAAGAACGGTATGTTCACACCGCCAACATATAGCCACATTTATAAATTAAAAACTGTGCAACAGTCTAACGACAAAGGCACATGGTTTGGTTGGGATGTGTCTAGAGTTGGACCTATTAGTGATCCGGGTATTTACAAAATTGCAAAAGACTTTGGAGCAAATGTTTCAAAGGGTGATGTAAATGTAAAACACGGAGAGCAGGAATCCAAATCCGATTCACCGTACTAAAGACTTCCATTGGAAGATAGGAGCCGGGGATGGGAGACTGGATCCGGCTCCGCAAAATAATTATGGAAAGATTTAGACAGATATTTACAGGTTTAGAGCGAGCGCATGGTTGCACCTATGTGGACAAGAAGGGTGCCGATGGACTCAAAGTTAAAGGCAAGTCATTTGTCAAAACAGAAATCGTAACAGATAAACATTGGGAAGATCATTTAAATGGTATCGAACCTAGTCTTGGTATTATACCAATCAATGAAAACAACGAATGTAAATGGGGATGCATAGACATAGACGTGTATGCAGAATTTAATCACAAAAAATTAATTAACAAAATAAAATCTATGGACTTACCACTGATGGTGTTTAATTCTAAATCAGGTGGTGCACATGTATTTTTATTTACAAAAGATTTTGTACCTGCAAAACTAATGAGAGACAGATTAATATCTATTAGTGCTGTGTTAGGTTATGGTGGTGCTGAGGTTTTTCCAAAACAGATCGAATTAAAATCCAAAGATGATACAGGAAATTTTCTTAACTTACCATACTTTAATCATAAAAATACTGTAAGATATTGCTTCAATTCTTCAGGAGAAGCTGTTACACTTCCGGATTTTTTACAAAACATTGTAGAGATAACTCCAGAACAATTACAAAATTTAATTATAAAAAGACCAAAATCTGAATACGATGACGGACCGCCTTGTTTAGAATCTTTGACAAAAGAAAAATTAGATGATGGTAGGGACAGGGTTATGTTTCAGTTTAGGGTCTACGCTAAAAAGAAATGGCCAGAGTCATGGGCAGATAAATTAGATGAATTTAATTACAAACACTTTGTAAATCCATATAGACACGACGAAATAACAAAATTTAGAAAAGATAATAAAGATTATGGTTTTAAATGCACAGAGGAACCTATGTGCAATCACTGTGATAAACAACTATGTAAGACTAGAAAGTTTGGTATTGGAACACAAGCTTTGTTCCCACCGTTAAAAGATTTACAGGTTGTAAAAACAGAGCCACCAATATATAGACTTAATGTGGACGGTGAAAGAATAGAATTAAAAGCAGAAGAATTACAAGAGCAGAGATTATTTATACGGGCATGTATGAATCAAATTTATACAAAGCCACCGAAGATAAAGCCAAAAGATTTTGATGAGATGATAAATCTTTTGATGACAAATAAAGAAGAGGTAGAAGCCCCTGCTGGATCTAGTATGATCGAACAACTCAAACAACATGTTGAGAACTATTGTTTGGGTAGAGCAACATCAGGTGCAACCAGAGAAGATTTAGAAGCAGGTAACGTATGGAATAACAAAGGGCACCATCACTTTGTGTTTAGTAATTTCTTCTATCAATTTTTAGCAAGACATAAGTGGGCAGAGAAACCTCAGTTTACTTTGTATGTGTTGAGAGAACATTGTGGTTATGATACAGATTACAGAGTGTCACTACCAAAGAAAAAGATAAGTGTAATTAGATTACCAGAGTTTGAGAAAGAAGGATTCAAACCAAAAGATAGAGTATTTAAACAGGAGGATGCGTTTTGAAAACTATTGTCTTGGGTCCACCTGGCACAGGCAAGACCACCACTCTACTTAATGAAGTCGACAAGTATTTAAAACAAACCGATCCTGATAAGATCGGTTATTTTTCTTTTACACAAAAAGCTGCATACGAAGCAAGAGATAGAGCCATGTCAAAGTTTAATCTTGAAGAGGGTGACTTACCATACTTTAGAACATTACACTCACTAGCATTTAGAAGACTTGGTATACGTAAAGATGAAGTTATGCAACGTAGACACTACGAAGATCTAGGTAAGAAAGCAAATTTAATCGTAGATTATCATGAGTATGAAAACGAACACACAGGATTATTTACAACTAAAAGTGATATATTACGTATTATACAATTAGCAAAACTACGAGGTATCACACCAGAAGAACAATTCAATAAACAAGAACATACACAGTTAGTAGATATAAAAACATTAAAACAGTTTGACCATGATTTAAAACAATACAAAAAAGATTATAACTTAATTGATTTTACAGACATGATTACAGAATTTGTTAAGTCAGATAGATCACCACGATTTGATGTAGTTTTTATAGACGAAGCACAAGATTTATCTAAATCACAATGGGCTATGGCAAAATCTATATGGGACAAAACACAAGATACTTTTATTGCAGGAGATGATGACCAAGCTATATTTAGATGGGCAGGTGCAGACGTAGATAGTTTTATAGCACAGACGGGTAAGATAGTGCAGTTGACACAGTCATACCGAATACCGCAGGTTGTTCACGATGTTGCGACAAAGATAGTAAACAGAATACAACATAGATTACCAAAAGAGTGGAGACCAAAAACGCAAAGAGGTTTACTTTCATATTATGATGATTTCAAAAACATTAACATGAAACAAGGTAACTGGCTAGTGCTAGCTAGAACTAGATTTATGTTAAACGAATTAGAAGAGCAACTATACTCACAGGGGTTGTATTACGAAAACAAATATAAAACAAATAAGGAACAAGATTTGTACAAAGCTGTAACTGATTGGGAAAATGTGCGTAAAGGTGTGGATATAAATTATGATCAAATTGAAAGAATAGCATCATACATGTCAAACAATCATTTTGAAAAACAATCTTTAAAATATATGGACAAAGATACAAATCATACTATGGCATCGTTAATGGAAAGAGCATGGTTAAAAACAGATAAGGTTTGGTATGATGCCTTTGACAATGCTCCTAGTAGGAGTATAAGATACATTAGAAGGATGAGAGAAAACGGTGAAAAATTAAATTCATCTCCTCGTATTATATTGTCAACAATACACGGAGTGAAAGGTGGTGAGCAGGATAACGTGGTTCTCCTGACTGACTTATCAAAAAACACACAAGTCAACTACGAAAAAAATCCTGACGATGAGAATAGATTATTTTATGTTGGTGCTACAAGAGCCAAACAACATCTACACATTGTTAGACCAAAAGATAATTATAAAGGATATAAAATATGAAGACAGAAGAAGCGTTACAACTAGCAAAAGAATTAATTGCTGGGCCTAGAGCAAAAACTTATGGAGATAAAATACAAAATCATTGCAATATAGCAAGAATGTGGACAGCATATTTAGATAAAGAAATTACAGCACACGATGCTGCTGTGATGATGGCTTTGTTAAAAATAGCAAGAACTAAATTTGGTCAACCAACTAGTGATACGTATGTAGATGCAGCTGCGTACATGGCAATAGCAGGAGAATGCAAAGATGAAAATAACATTTAAACCACAAACAGAGTGGTTGCCACCACAAGATTTCCCAGACTTATCAAAGTATGATGAGATTGCAGTGGACTTAGAAACAAAAGATCCAAACCTAAACGAAAGAATGGGTTCTGGTTCTGTTGTAGGTGTTGGTGACGTGGTGGGTATATCATTAGCTACACATGATTGGTGTGCATACTATCCTATAGCACACGAAGGTGGAGGTAATATGGATCGTAAGATGGTTCTTAAATGGTTACAAGACCAACTTAATTTACCCTCTGTAAAAATATTTCACAATGCAATGTATGATATATGTTGGTTAAGAGCATTAGGTATTAAAGTAAATGGTAAGATTGTAGATACAATGATAGCAGCATCACTGGTTGATGAGAATAGATTTAGATACGATTTAAATAATTGTGGTAGAGATTTTGTAGGTAAAGGTAAAGATGAAACAGCGTTATACGAAGCAGCAAAGTCTTGGGGTGTAGATCCCAAAGCAGAGATGTATAAACTACCAGCTATGTACGTTGGAGCTTACGCGGAGCGTGACGCCCAACTCACACTGGAGTTGTGGCAAGAATTAAAAAAAGAAATATTACACCAAGATATAGAAGACATATTTGAAATGGAAACTAAACTGTTTCCTGTATTAGTTGACATGAGATTTTTAGGTGTACGTGTGGATGTAGATAAAGCAGCCAGAGAAAAAACTAGAATGGTAGAAGAAGAAAAGAGATTATTAGGTGGTGTATATGCAGAGACAGGACAAGAGGTACAGATCTGGGCGGCAAGATCTATTGCGAAAGTATTTGATAAGTTAGGACTACCCTATGATAGAACAGCAAAGACACAAGCACCAAGCTTT